GTAAAACGAGTTACCTTTGGTGATCCTAACATGGAAATCCGTAGGGATGACCCTAAAGCAAGAGCTAACTTCCGTAGTCGTCATTCGTGTGATACCAAGAAAGACAAGACGACAGCAGGTTATTGGTCTTGTCGTATGTGGGAAGGAGGCACTAGCGTGTCTGAACTAACAAAATCAGTTGAGGGACAAATCCTCAAGGCTGATGAAGAACAACGCATGGTCTATGGTTGGGCCTCTGTAGTAACCGAAAAGGGTGAAGCAGTAGTTGACCGCCAAGGCGATGTAATAGAACCTGACACATTAGTACGTGCTGTAAATAAGTTTATGGAGCATGTTCGTGTAGGTAAAGAGATGCACAAAGGGGATCAGATTGGGGCGGTTATCCACTCCATGCCAGTCACTAAGGAGATTGGTGAATCCCTTGGCATACAGAGTGACCGTGAAGGTTGGATCGTAGCGTTTAAAGTATATAACGATGACGTTTGGGCCAAGGTCAAATCTGGTGAGTTAGCGGCCTTCTCTATTGGGGGTCGTGCAATCAAGGAGGACTATGATGCCTAACCTTTTGAAACAGCTTGAACTGGATGAACTATCCTTAGTGGATCGTCCTGCCAATGCACAGGCAATGGTCTCCTTGTTCAAGCGTGATGATTCCAATGGAGATAACATGGAACAAGAAGTAGATAAAATGTCAGACGACCTAAAGGCAAAGCTAAAGCCTTACATGGACAAAGGCATGACTGAAGATGAAGCTATGAAGGCTTACGAAGCAGAAATGAAAAAGTCTGAAGCAGTAGAAATCGACGAGCTTGACATCGTTAAAGCTGAGAACGATGCTCTTAAAATTCAGAATGAAGACCTTCGTAAGGCTCTTATTGAGAATGGCTTTATTATTAAGTCTGATTCAATCGAAAAGAAAGTTGAACCAGAGTACATTGAGTACGAAGGGGAACAAATCAATAAAGCAGATGTACCTGCGGTTATTCTAAAAGCACTAGAAGAAGCTGAACTAGCTAAAGCTGATGCGGAACTAACTAAACGTGCAACAACTGCTCTACCACATTTTGCAGAAGACGTTGCTAAGTCTTTGGTTGCAGAGTTTGGTGAAGTAGAAGCTGTAATGGAAGCCTTGAAAGCTGCAGATGCGACATTCGCAGAAAGCATGGAAGAGGTAGGAAAGTCAGACGCAGATGGCGAGTTCTCAACTGCTACTGACAAAATGGAATCTCTTGTCAAAGCCTATATGGAAGAGAACAAGATGAAAAAGGGTGACTACGCCAAAGCATACGCTGCCGTAGCTAAAACCGACGAAGGTAAAGCCCTAATCAACAAAAGCTATAAAGGGGAATAATTATGGCTGTAATGCAATCCCGTGATACACGGACATTCATTGCTGGCGAAGACCTATCGTCGGCACAATTTAAATTCGTAACACTAGAGTCAGATGGTCAAGTAGACCTAGCTGACGCTGCTGGTGAAAACGCAATCGGCGTTCTTTTGAACGATCCTGCATCAGGTGAGGCAGCGACAGTTGCTGTATCTGGTAAGGTCATGGTAACTTCTGGTGGCACTATTGCTGCTGGCGCACAAATTCAAACAGATGCTTCTGGTGATGCTTTAACAGCAGCAGCAGGTGATGTCGTTCTAGGTTATGCTTTGGAAGCAGCGGTTGATGGTCAAGTATTTGCCATTGAGTTGATCCAAGGCGGCAACGTAGTACCATCGTAACCAGCAATAGGAAGGATATAGAACAATGCCATTGCTAACACCAAATTCGGTACATATCGATCAGCCGTTGACTAACCTCACAATCGCTTATGTACAAGACCAAGCTAACTTTATCGCTGATAAGGTTTTCCCAACAGTAGGCGTAGACAAACAGTCTGACAAATACTACATCTATGACCGTGACAACATGAACCGTACAGGTGACGTGAAGGCTCTTGCGCCTCGCACAGAAGTCAACCGTATCGGTATGTCACTATCAAACTCTTCATTCTATGCAGATGTCTACGGACTAGGCATGGACTTCGACCAGCAAACTCTTGCTAACGAAGATGCGGCACTAGACATCCGTGCAGCAGGTGCGCAGACACTAACAAACCGTCTGTTGATCCATCGTGAAGAGCAGTTCGCAACCAACTTCTTTGCCACAGGTATCTGGGGTACAGAATACACAGGTGTTGCTAACGCAGACAACGACACAGCAGCAGAGGTCACACAGTGGTCTGACTACACAAACTCAACACCAATCGTTGACGTAACAACTGCTCGTCGTTCAATGCAACTAGCTTCAGGCGGCTTCAAGCCAAACACAATGGTTGTTGGTAAAGAAGTACGTGACATCCTAATCAACCACCCAGACATCCTAGCACGTCTGAACGGTGGTGCAACTGTCACAAACACTGCACTTATCACTAACGCTAAGTTGGCTGAAATCTTTGAGGTAGAGAACTTCTACGTCATGGAAGCAGTTAAAAACTCATCTGTAGAAGGTGTCGCAGAAAGCAACGCATTCATCGGTGGTAAAGCTGCATTGTTGGTACACTCACCTGCATCAGCAGGTTTGATGACACCAGCAGCAGGTGTAACCTTCGCATGGAACAACCTACAAGGTGTAAACAACTTGGGTGTCACTGTAGAATCATTCTCAGACGATGCTCTTAAGCGTATGCAAGTTGCTGAACATATCCAAGTTAAAATGTCATACGACATGAAAGTCACAGGTGCTGACTTGGGTGTATTCTTTAACACTGTTGTTGTTTAATATATTATTACTGGGGGCTGCTTCGGTGGCCCTCATATTCCCTCACCCGACATAAGAGGTTATCATGTTAAGACAAGAAGAAATGCCTCTTCAGCTAGACCGACCAGTGTTTGTTAAAGTACCCTTTACTGCAGGTGGTCGTCAACTGAAGAAGAACCAAGAGTTCAAGTGGAAAGAACTCAGTGTTGACGAGAAGACAGTTTTGACTTTCTATAATCAACGTATGATTTACCACAACTCTGATTTAGAAATAGAACGTAAAGTTGGTGACGGACTAGAAGAGCTAGATGTAACTGGATTACACGCTGTTGTAGATAACATCAACACTAAGGTTAAAGCTAAGACAAGCTCACAAGCTGACTTTGACCGTAAGAAATGTAAGAAATCTAAGATTGCAGATAAGCAACGTGGATTGATTAGAAGCTGGCGTAGAACATACGGACGATATGAGGTAGACTGATGGCTTGGAGCTACGACGAAACTGATCTAGGTACAACAACGGCATCTGGTCGGTTGAACTCTGTTCGTTTATTGCTTGGCGATACAGATACGAATGATCAACAGGTAAAGAACGAAGAAATCACTTTCGCTCTAGCTCAAAGTAATGACAATATCTACTATGCAGCAGCTTGGTGCGCTAGAACAATAGCCTCTCAATATGCACGTAAGGTAAATACACAATTAGATGGCGCACTAAGTGCAGACTATAGTGATCTATCAAAACAGTACAGTAACCTAGCAGAAAACCTAGAATATCAGGGTAAGAAGTCTGGTGCTGTTGTAGGTATCAAGGCTGGTGGCATAAGCAAAACTGTTATTGATACTGTTAGAGCTAACACAGATCGTATAACTCCATCATTTCGTCGTGACCGCTTCCGTAATCCTCCAAGTTATAGTGGTGATGAATACGGCTCAGACTATGATTAATAGGGGGCATAGATGTCTTTCAGATCGTTTGACCTTTATAATCTAGTTAATGACTTTGGGGAAAGTGTAACACTACGCAAAGTTACAACAGAGGGTACGTATAATCCTGCTACAGGTTCTCTAGAGAGTGAAGCTACAACAGATTATAGTATCACTGCGTATTTCTACAATTATGACGAAGGTATTATCTTTAACGTAGATCAAGTTCGTCGTGGTACACGTAAGTGTGTTATTTCTGCTCTGGGGTTAGCTGTAGAACCTGACGATGAAGATCAAATCATAGGTAATGGTGATACAGTTAAGATTGTAAGTGTTCGCACAATATTTTCTAATGGGACTAAACTTTGTTACATTTGTGATGTGAGAGAATAATGCTTAAAACTACATTTAAGATTAATCCCTCGTTACGAAAGAAGTTTGCTGCATTAGAACAAAGAGCAGAAGATGCTGTAAGAGATAAGCTAGTAGATATAGCACAGACAGCAGTTTTATATTCACCTGTAGATACTGGTGCTTATGTAACTTCATTTTCTTATACTGTAGGTGCTGGTCGTCCAAGGGGAAAGTCCTCTAGAAATAAACCTACAAATCAGAATGCAGAGGCAATGCGTAAAGAGGGTTTAGGTAATCTTGTTTCAGATATAAACAAAGTACCTAACCTACTTAATACGACAGCCATAACACTAAGAAACGG